ATACAAAAGATGTATAGACGAAGCTAGGTTAATCAAAGAGAAATACCTAAACAATAACAAAAAACCAATGAAAAAACTGGATCCGTTCATATATGAATAAGTACGTATTTAATGATAAATAAAGTTAATAAACATATGAGGCTACAATGTTAGAAGCTATTGCAATACTTTTTGCAGGCATATTATATGGCTTAATTATAGGCATTATTCCAAGTGCTGGAGCAAGTACAGGACTGATAGCACTGTTTGGATTTATTAGCTATTTTGCTTATGATCCTTATTTAGGTGTAATTTTTTTAATGGCAGTTGTTGCCGCTAGTACAACTGGAGATAGTTTTACAGCAATATTATTGGGTATACCGGGTGCTAACAGTGCCGCGGCTACTATGGTAGATGGTTTTCCACTTGCACAACGTGGCAGGGCAGGCTATGCAATTAGTGCGGCAGTAACAACTTCAACTGTCAATGGTTTGATTTGGGGTTGTTTGGTATTTTTACTACTGCCTTGGTATACCAATCTTATATACATATTTGGTGTTCCTGAACTGTGGGCATTTACATTACTAGCCCTAGCGACTGTAGGATTTTTAAGTAATCAGTATTGGTTACGTAGTATATTAGCTATTGCATTTGGAATCTTTATAGGAATGGTGGGGGTTAACCCTGACAATAATGAAGCAAGATTAGGTGCACAATATTGGTTCTACTTGGAAGATGGCATACAGATTATGGCAGTCGCTGCAGGATTATTTGCTATACCAGAACTTACTAGAGGATTGTTTTTAAAACACAGTACTGCTGATAGTAAAATTAGAGAGGGTGAATTATGGGCAGGTATCAAAGCAAGTTGGGATAATAGATGGCTTGCGTTGCGTGGAGGATTCATTGGTGCATTTATTGGATTACTTCCAGGACTTGGTGGACAGATGGCAGACTGGATGGCATATGGTCAAGCAGTAGCCGCTAATCCAAAAGAAAAGTTTGGTAATGGTAATATCAAAGGCGTAATTGGTCCGGAAGGTGCGAATAATGCACAAAAAGCAACAAGCATGATTACAACTGTAATATTTGGAATACCCGGAGCAAAATTTGCCGCTATACTTATGAGTTTGTTTATGTATCTAAACATAGAATTAGGTACGCCTGATATAGCAGATGACACTCAGTTGTTCACAGCAATGACATTTGGTTTTTTAGGAGCCACAGTAATTGTTGGACTAATTTGTATGGTATTGATTAAGCCAATTAGTAGGCTAGCCGCAGTGCCTTACAAATATTATTTTCCGGTACTACTTGCATTGATAATTTTTACTTCAATGCAGTACACAGGCGGATGGGAAGACTTGGCAATGTTAGCAATATTTTCTTGTATTGGATTTGCTATGCGACATTTTAAGTTTAGCAGACCCGCATGTTTAATCGGATATATACTTGCAGAAAAAGTTGAAGGACTTACACTGCAAATCACAGGTCTCTATACTATAGACACATTGGTCACTAGACCAATATTCATGACACTGATAGCAATTACTATTGGTGTGTTTTTATACAGCATACTTAGAAAAGGAAGGATTGACTATGCGTAAATTTTTATTCACACTAGTAGCATTACTAGGATTTACAACATCAGCACTGGCTGATTATACAATGATCGTACCTCAAAAACCTGGTGGTGGTACAAGTCAGTGGGCACAAATTGTTGCTACTGAAATGGAAAAATATTTGGATGGCGAAAAGGTCATTCTTAAGCACATTCGTGGTGCAAGAGATATTCCAGGCTTCAACAAGTTCCATAACGAACTTAGATTTGACGATAATGTAATTATGGTCAGCAACGGGGGAAACGGTATTAGTTTTTTAAATGAAGCAGTAGACTACAATTATAAAGATTATGACAGTATTGGTCTAATGAATCTAAATATCATCACTGCTGTTTTTGGCGACCACGACCCATACGGCGATACACCGACTTCATTTAGCGGTGGTGGCGGTAAGATTCCTGAGGGAATTGCAATGACACTACTAAAGTGTGGTAACTTGCCAACTGTTGAAGCATACATTTCTTGCTTCAAAGAAAAAGTAAATTGGATTAAAGGTATGAAAGGTAATGAAAGACGTCTTGCATTCAAGCGTGGCGAATTACATGGTACTAGAGAAAATCCTGCAAGTTTCAAAAAACACGTACAGCCAGTTATTGATAAAGGTCAGGCAAGACTTTGGTTCCATCACGGTATCCTACAGCCTGACGGTTCACATGCTGATGATCCAAACTATCCAGGAATTCAAATGGAAAAATTGTTTGTTGAGCTTCACGGTGAAAAACCAGATAGCATTTTATATGATGCATATAAACTTGCTAAATCATTCCGTGATGGATTACAAAAATGTCTTTGGATTAACAAAGGTAATCCAAACAGAGCAAAACTTATTGCCGCTTTAGAAAAAGTAGCAAGCAATGCTGATTCAATTGCCATTATTGAAAAGAAAGTTGGCAAGTATGAATGGTTAATGGGTGATGCAGGTAATGCACAAGTTGATACACTAATGACATTTGTAACATCTGATGCATTAAAAACGTTAGTGCAATTCAACACTGAAGCATTCGGCATCAAAGCAGTTTACAAGGAAGACTTGGTTAAATGACAAACATACTAGTAATTACTGGCCCACAAGGCACAGGCAATCACTTTTTTTCTAAAATCCTATCCATGCACTCAGATGTGCATGGGTGGGATCAACTACTTAGAGAATATTGGATCAATCACGACAATGCTCCTTATAAAGATATATGGAACGATCCTAAAGCAGTTGACGATTATGATTGGACCGAACATAAAAATTATGTTCTCAGTGTTAGTGGACCTTACGTAGAAAAAATCGACGGAACTAGGCATACAATTTATCCAAAATATAGTGAAGTACTAGAACGTTTAAGTAAACATGGAACAGTACAAGTAGGAATCATTGGCAGAGACCAAAATATTACTGCCCAGAACCAATTACGTAAACGTGGTGTAGAAAGTTTACACAACTATCTTAATAAGATAGAAGATTTACTTGCATGGGATCATACCTTTTTAAGTGTAGAACTAGCATATCTTTTTAGACATCAGTATATTAAAAGTCTTGATAAAACACTTATTATTCCTGTTGACTATTCAAATGAAAAACTGCATTATATCTTGAACAAAGACCCCAATGCTAAGTATGTAAAATATGTAGATCACAGTTGGTTAGATAAACGCAAAGACAAGACCACTGGACTATTAAATGACGGTAGTGTACCTCATGCAGAATATGAAACTAGGTAACATATTTCGATGGCTATGGAAACAATTAAATCGTACGCCTGCTTACTGGACAAAAGATGATACTTGATGGTAGTCTATATTAAATACGCTAGTGCAGTGACTATTCTTATTGCAATGGTGCTACACACACAAGGTATTACACCTTGGAATAGTATAGCACAACTGCTAGGCGCCGGCGGTTGGATATACGTTGGTTATAAATGGAATGAAAAGGCAATTATGCTAAACTTTGTTCCACAATTCTTTATAATCATACCAATATTAATATGGATGTATATATGAAACCTTTTATTAAAAAAACATTAGATAGTCCAGACAACTATGCTAGTAGTTGGGATTGGACAGTAGCACACAGTGACTATCATTTTGATGATACTATACAAGACAAACCTGGTGATTGGTTTGAGGTAATAGGTAGATTCGAAGGTGATTGGAGAGAAGAACGTGACAGACTTGTACAGGCAACACATCCTGTAAACTGGGCAACACGTAAACATTTTGCACAAAAGCGTAAAGATCCTGAAATGCTGTCACAAGAAGAATATGATATTCAACGAGCAGGGGGTGATCCCAAGGGATTGATGCTTACAAATAAAAACAGTTTCGCAGATTGGTCTGACTATCCTACATTGTACAAAATGATGGATTATTTTAAACTTACAAGTGACGGTGTTAGTTTGGTAAAGTGGCAAGCACACATACAAATGACTGGTCAAATGTTCAACATGCACATTGACAAACTGTGGGACAGATGTCCAGACGACCCCGAGCGTATTGTACGTATTACTATTATGTTAGATGATTGGCAACCAGGACACTTTTACATGTATGGTAATTGTATGTATGATAAATGGCGTGCCGGTGATGTGCATGTATTTGATTGGAGCAATGTACCTCATTGTACAGCCAATGCAAGTAGTCACCCCAGAGCAGTATTACAAATGACTGGACTTAAAACAGAACGTACACAAGAGTTGTTGGACAATGCAGATCCTAACAACATTTTTACAATTTGAGGTTAAAAGAATCTTATGAAATATATTTTTGTAGCAGGAGCTCCTGGCAGTCACTGGAGTAGTGTAGCAAGAACTATCTACAGTAGTAGTAAAATAGATAACAGTGATAGCAATAACAGTTATATGCGACCAGGTGAAACAGTGCCTATGCATATCGGATCCTATTGGGATCCAGGAATGGAGCAAGGCACAACATTTGATAAATTTGATAGCATATCAGTTGCTGATGCTGAAGAAGAATTTAACACTCCATTTGCACAAGATAACAATCTTACACGTATTATTAAAAGTCATCAGTTTTGTAAGTATCTAAATTATATCAGAGATACTTGGACTTTTTGTCCTATTGTGCTTGTTTACTATAAAAATGATAAAGCAACAGAAGACTGGTGGTACGAAGCTGGAGGTTGGGATATCAGTTATCCTAATTATGAATGGTATCGAGATCGTATGAAAGAAGAAATTGCTGTGCAAAATGCAGGAGTTTTAGATTTTGTTAAAAATAATAAATGTGTAAAAGTCAAAGATAGTGTAGAATTGGGTGAAGTGTTACACTTGGATGACTTAGAACATAAAGATTTTGCAGGCAGAGAAATTGATGTTTATGTACATATGCCACATTTAATAGATTACTTTGGAAAAAATTGGCAAGGCAAGTTACAAAAATATCAATACAGTGGTATGTCATTGCTTCGTAAAATTGACCAAGATGCAAAAGTATTAGATATTGGTTGTGGAGCAAATTGGTTTAAAAAACATTTTAACAATCTAATAGGTATTGACCCTGCAAATAAAAGAGCAGACTATGTGGTGGCACTAGAAGAATTTAAAACAGATGAACAGTTTGATGCAGTATTGTGTTTAGGAAGTTTAAACTTTGGTCCATATGAAACTGTCTATAATCAAGTTAAAAGAGCAGTTGAACTTACAAAGGTAGGTGGTACAATTTATTGGAGATGTAATCCTGGCTTACACGATCATCCACACAAGGGAATGGAAGATATAGATTTCTTTGAATGGAGTTTTGAACTACATGAAAAATGGACTAGACAACTTAACTGTGATCTGTTACAATGTACTTGGGATACTGACAATAGAATCTATGCTGAGTGGAGAAAAAATTAATGTTGGATGTAGTACAAATAAGCTACCACGAACCGTATGCTGATGAAAATTTTGAAATACTTAAACTGTTTGCACCACAAGCAAAACGAGTACAAGGGGTTAAAGGTATTTTTGCAGCACACAAAGCAGCGGCTAAAATAGCTGAGACCAATAACTTTTATGTTGTAGATGCAGATGCTATTATCAGTGAAAAATTTACATTTGATTACAAACCCAAGCAGATTGAAAAGTATCCAGATATTTTGGAAACAGAATGCATACACGTTTGGCGCAGTGTAAATCCAGTAAATGATTTGATTTACGGATACGGCGGTGTGAAACTATTTCCAAGAAAGAGTTTACTCAAAGCCAAAGAATGGATAGTGGACATGACCACCACACTAGGTTGTCCTTTTAGCGCACAAATGGAAATCAGTAATGTCACCGGATTTAATGTTACTCCGTTTGATACATGGAAAAGTGCGTTTAGAGAATGTGCTAAACTAAGCAGTAGTATTATTCCCAATGGAGATAACTTTGACAATGAACATAGATTAAATGTATGGTGTAGCAGAGGTTCTGGTAAACGTTTTGGAAATTTTTGTATTATGGGTGCAAATCAAGGCAGAGATTTTGGCGAACACTATAGAAACAACTTAAAAGCACTTAAAAAGATCAATGACTTTGCTTGGTTACGAGAAAAATTCGAACAGGTAAAAGATGATATTAATTGAAGAACTATTAGATAGATACACAATACTTTATCCAGATAACGAAGATCTTAAAGACTTTAGACGTTGTGTTGTAGACCAAGACTTCAGTAGTATATTTAGACTGTGTGGCGAAGAACATGAAGAACTTCGCAAAGCAGTAATGGAAAAAAACATACACAGTATATTTAGAATATTAGGCGACGATTGGGACGAACTACGCAAAGCAGTTGTTGAACAAAATCTGTGGAGTATTTTTAGACTGGTAGA